GACGGCATACGCGATGTAGCCGTGACTGGAGTTCAGACGTGTGCTCTTCCGATCCACATCGGAGCTATCCAGTCCGTCCTTGCCGATGTGGTCCACATTTTGAAATGTTCCACCACTCAATAGAGCGTCTTGCAGCTCCGATGTGTCATGTATTGAAGAGAAAGCGGCTCTGGCATGCATCATGTTCAAGACATAGTTAAGCACGAATTCACCGATCACCGGATCAGAGATGGACTTTGTATTGCATGTCTTTTTCTTCCGAAGGTTCGGGCATGCATACTTGGAAGGTCTGTATCCGGATGCTAGCAGTCTGGAAGGAGTAGAAACGTACTGAGAGCCACACGTTCCGCAGTAGAGCAACCCACCGAAGATGTGAGTTCCCTTTGAGGTATGTTGCTGGCCAGGCAATCTCTTTGACCGGGAGTTTGACTGTAAGATGCGGTTCACGTTGTCAAACTGCTCGTCTGAAATGATTCGTGGGTGGTGATCTGGCACCTCAATCCATTCGGACGGGTCCTTTTCGATTTTAAGCCCCGGTATCTTGTAGTGATTGTATCTGTATATGCCGGTATAGAACGGATTGGTCAAGATGATAAATATGCTGACCGGTGACCAGTCGTTGCCAGCTCTCGAAGCATAGCCATCTTCATTCAAAGTCCTGGATACCATTACCAGTGAACGATGTTCTGAATAGAGGTCGTACATCTTGCGCACAAGAAAAGCCTCCTCCTGGTTGATGGAGAAAGTCTTTGAATCCTTGTCGTAGTCATACCCATAAGGTACACGACCACCATTCCAGAGTCCGTTCTGTGCCCTGGAAAGCATTGTGGCAGTTACACGTTCAGACGTCATGTTACGTTCCAGTTCAGCGAAGACCAGGATGATTTTCAGCATGGCTTCTCCGATAGCTGTACTGGTGTCAAATTGTTCATTTTTGCTGACGAAGGTTACGCCCAGGTCCTTCAGTTCCTGGTACATAGATGCAAAGTCCAGAAGATTCCTGGAGATACGGTCAATCTTCCAGCAGAGAAGATGCGTGAACTCTCCGGCACGGATCCGGCGCATCATGTTCTGAAATTCCGGACGATCAGTATTCTTTCCACTGTAGCCAGCGTCCTCGAAGACAACATAGTCATTTATCCCAAACATGAGCTGTGCGTAAGTTATAAGCTCTTGTCTCTGCATAGGGAGAGAGTCCCTGTCTATCTGATAGTTTGTGGATACTCTCGCGTAAAGAGCAGCCTTTTTGGGAGTCTCACTTGTATTATTTCTGTTTATGCTCATTATTCCACCTCAAAAAAGAAAAAGCCCCTTTATGGGGCAATTTCAACTTATATAGGCGGCATATTTGTTCAGAACCGCCCAAACTACTTTCCGGTCATCGAAAGAAGCAATCTGATAGCAAGCGAGCAATCGCTCCAGCTCCTTCATGAAGTCCTCTTTTCCATTGCTGTTTTCACAGCGGATGTTTTCAGTTCCCATAAAACGTTACCTCCTGTTCTTACGGACGTACTCGAAGTAAGCAGTAGAGATTATGCTTGCCTCTTATCCGCATATTTCTCAGGTATAACCATGTGAGTCCGCAGGAAGTCCTTGCACATAGACTGTCTGTCTTCCGGGATTCGATGAATGATGTTGAGCCATTCTTCATCTTCAAGACTGAGAGTCTTTGGTTCCGTTTCTTCCCCGGTAAGAAGAAAGTCAGTAGATACATGGAAGAATTTCGCTATAGGCGAGATCAGATCTGCTGAAGGACTGCCCTTGCGGATTTTCCAGCCGTTCACGGTTGCTTTGGAAACATTGATGGCATCTGCCAATTCCTTCTGTTGAAGCCCGTATTTGTCGAGCAAAAAGAATACACGTTCTCCGATAGTCATAAAAAAATACCTCCAAAAGTATGCAAATGATTACTATTTTGCTTGACAAGTAAGCCATTGTTGATTATGATTGGTTTGTACAACACAAAACAACATACAAATCATTGCAATTTACATCACGCTTTGTAATCAAAGCGGTAAAAAATCAAGGAGATATGCCAGTATCTCCAGTCAGTGTTTGTCAGTACACTTTTGTTTATTTTACAGCAGATTATCAGTGATGTAAAGCAAATTTCTGAGGAAGGAGGAAGACATGAGCCGTAAGTTATCGCCTTGGTGCAAAAAAGTTAAAAAGAAGCTCATCGACCTCGACATGACAACCACGGAACTTGCAGAAGTCATCGGTTTATCCAGAGGACATGTTTCCGCAGTCGTTAATGGACGGTCGTATTCAGCAAATACTGTAAAACTTATCAGCGATTACTTGAATGTTCCGTATGATTGTGGCTGTACTTTATAGGTTATGAGCTTATTTTAAGCCATAAGGAGGAAAGAAACAATGGATAGCAATTGTAGGAAACTGGGTGAAACCCCATATCGTGAATGTAGAAAGCAGGCTGCAATCTACAATGATGCTCTAGGCAGCATGGAAAGAGCTGCTGAGATGCTCGGTGTTTCAGTTAATACGCTGAGCAATTATGAGCTGGGAGTCACGGTACCTCCGGTAGACATTATCATCGTGATGGCTGACCTGTATCGTGCTCCACAACTGAAGACAATGTATTGCAAGAATGAGTGCTTGATCGGAAGATGTATGCCAGTAGCTGTTAAAGCCGGAAACATTGATAATATAGTGATCCGGATTATTAAGCAGTTCAAGGAAAGCCGGATCGAAGGCTTGAAAGATAAGCTCATCGGAATTGCAGAAGACGGGAAAGTCAGTGAAGAGGAAGAAAAAGAACTCAACGAGATATGCCAGGAATTGGATGAAATGGTAAAGACAGTATGGGAATTGAAGTTAGTCCAGGAGAGGGAGTGTAGCTGTGGAATTACCAGAAAGAATTGAAAAGCGAATGAAGCAGTATGGACTCAATACACTGGAAGAAATGGTCCAGGCTATTGACCAGCAGGAACCGATAGACATCGGAATCTTTGTATCACCGGTAAAAGGAAGTGGGATATATGAAAAACAAAGTGCTAAGTTGGCTTAGTTATGTATCAATCGGAATAATCATACAGTGCTTCGTGATTGTGCAGATGTGCAATGCCAGAGAAGCGGTAGAGATTGGAGGAGAGTATCTGATCCTGCCAGCAATGATTATGGTCAGAGTTGCGCTTGCAGATGTTTTCGGAGAAGAAAAATGATGGAAATATGCAAAGAAGTAGTAGATCAGACAGTGAAAGAACTCAGAGCCGGAGGTTTTGATATCAGCGATGAAGAAGTAAGACAGGCAGAGCAACACTGTTTGAGAAAGATTAAGGTCGCAGGAAAGGGCGAAAGATATTTCGAGATGCTATTCCCGGATGTTTTGAGAGAGTATCTATTCCGGAAGACATTGAATGCGATCAGTTTACTAAGCATGATGGAGGTAAAAGATGTGCAGCGTATGTTTACAGAATCCATGTGATAGCAGATGCCCAAATGCTCCAGAACCAAAGCCGGTATGTTTATGTTCTGAATGTAACGAAGGGATCTATGAAGGAGATAAGTATTTGGAAGGTGTGAACGGACCTGTTTGCACAACATGCTTATCAGATATGACAACAACAGAAATTATAGAGCTGTGTGGAGAAGAATTATCCACAGCAGAAAGGAGTGATTGGTAATATGGCAGGAACAGAAGTATCAGTGATGAAAGAGTTGAAAGGGATTCTTGCAACTGATAACGTAAAGAACCGGTTCAATGAAGTCCTGGGAAAGAAAGCACCGCAGTTCATGACATCTATCATCAATGTGGTTAGCCAGAATAACCAGCTGAAACAGTGCAGTGCGAATTCTATCATGAGTTCAGCCTTGGTAGCGGCGAGCTATGATCTGCCGATCGACAGTAACCTGGGATTCAGTGCGTTGGTTCCATACAAACTGAAAGACGTAGGATACCAGGCACAGTTCCAGATCATGTACAAAGGATTTATTCAGCTTGCGATCAGAAGTGGATATTACAGAAGAATGAATTATGCAGTAGTGTATGCGGACGAGCTGGTTTCTTACAATCCCGTGTATGGAGACATTGAGTTTGCCAAGGATTTCAGCAATCTGAAAGATAGAAAGAGTGGGGACAGAGAAAAGATTGTAGGATATTTTGCATGGTTTGAATTGAATACCGGATATCGGCAGGAGTTGTACATGACGGTGGAGGATGTAGAGAATCATGCCGCGAAATATTCACAGGCATACAGATATGACAAGAACTACCACAAAAAGAACAGTAAGTGGACAACAGACTTTGATGCGATGGCACTGAAGACGGTGATTAAATTACTGCTCAGCAAGTGGGGAATCTTATCTGTTGAGATGCAGAGAGCCCTGGAAGACGATCAGAAGATTTTTGACGAAAATGGTAATGCAGAGTATACGGACAATCCTTCGGGACCAGTGCAGGACATTGACGAGCCGATAGATGTCTTCTCGGAAGATGTTCAGGAAGCTCCGGAAGAGCAGGAAGCCACGGAAGAAACAAGTGAGGAAGGAAAGTAAGAAGATGAATGAAATGAGTACAAAGTTCCAGCTGACAGCGGATAACTACTATTCCGATGAAGCTAACAGAGAATATCTTTCCGTATCTCAGTTCAAAGATTTTGTAGGGACGTATGGAAGAATGGGCTGTGAGGAAATGGCACTTGCTAAGATCAGAGGCGAGTATAAGACGGAACCGTCAAATGCAATGATGATCGGCAGCTATGTGGATTCCTATTATGAGGGCACATTGAATGAATTTAGAACCAAGAATCCTCATATATTCCGGAAAGATGGAAAGCTGTTATCTGGATTCCAGAAAGCAGAAGATATCATTGCCAGGACAGAACGTGATGAACTTTTCCAGAAGTATATGTCCGGGCAGAAACAGGTAATCATGACAGCGGAGCTGTTTGGAGTTCCCTGGAAGATCAAGATGGACTCCTACCTGGAAGGCAAAGCGATCGTAGATTTGAAAGTGATGGCAACACTCACAAAGTTGAATTGGGTTCCAGATATCGGATATCTGGATTTTGTCAGATACTGGGGCTACGATATCCAAGGAGCTGTTTACCAGGAAGTTGTGTATCAGAATACGGGCAAGAGACTCCCATTTTTCATTGCCGGAGCTTCCAAGGAAGAAGATATTGACATTGAAGTGATCCATGTGAATGACCATTACCTCAAAGAAGCACTTTCAATCGTTGAGCATAACATCGAACGCATAAAGCAGTTAAAAGAAGGAAGAGTGAAGCCGGACAGATGTAATACGTGTGGATGGTGCAGACAGACAAAAGTTCTGAAGAGACCGATAAGCATCATGGACCTTACTGCTTCGATTTAGGAGGTGTATGGTTTGGCGTGGATTAGTGTAGAGCAGACATTGATAGGAAAAAAGTTAAGAGTCTTAGCAAAAGATTTAGGGTGTTCTCAGAATGAGGCAATAGGGATTCTGATAAACCTGTGGCTCTGGGGAATGGACAATGCAAGCATGGACGGGCTTATGGACGGAGCTGAGATTGCGGATATTGCATTGGCAATCAAGCCGTGCCTGTCAGAGAGCCTGGATCCGGAAGAGGTTGTGAGTAAACTCTTGGATAATGGTTGGATAGATTGCAACGAAGAAGAGTTGTTTATCCATGATTGGGAAGAGTACAGATATTATTACAACAAATATGTCAGTGAGAAAAAACAGCACTCGAAGAGGCAGAGAGAGTATGTGGCAAGAAAGAGAGCTGCTGAGAAAGCCGCAACCAAGCTGAAGGAACAGAAAGAGCAAAAGTTGGAGAAGACGGTTCCAGAAGAAAAGCCAGTTAAGAAATCTCCGTATACTACAGCGTTTGAAACACTGTGGAGTGCGTACCCAAGGAAGAAAGATAAAGGAAATGCCTACAAGAAGTATAAAGCTAGACTCAATGACGGCTGGTCTGAAGAAGAACTGCTTGCAGCTGTTACCGCATATGCAACGGAATGCAAGAGGAATCGGACAGATGAAAAATACATCAAGCATGCAAGCACATTTTTTAGTGAAACCACGCCGTTTGTTGATTATCTGAAAAAGAAAGAAGAGACAGTGAAACCGGAAAGAACAGACGAAAGCAATCCGTTCCGATAATGAGGAGGTGGCTATAGATGGATTGGACAAGAGTATTGCCAATATCTGAATCTGGAGCAGAGCGAATGGCTGAAGGAGATCGCATCGGAGAAGACGGACTTGTGTACTGTGGAAAGTGCGGAAGCAAAAAGCAGTTGCGTGTCACATTTGGGGATAAAACCCATGTGGTCAGATGCGTGTGCAAGTGCGAATCGAAAGAGCTGGAAGAGAAGAAAAGGCAAGAAGAATATGAGGAGCAGATGCGCAGGATCAACCGGCTGAAAGAAGCGTCCATGATGGATAAAAAGTACCGTGAGGTCACGTTTGATAAGTACGAAGTCAGAGAAGAAAACAAGAAAGTGTTTGAGATGGCGAAGAAATATGCCGACAGATTCCAGGACATGTACAAGAAGAACCAGGGACTGTTACTGTACGGACCAGTAGGGACAGGGAAGAGCTTCACGGCAGCTTGCATAGGGAATTACCTTCTCAACAATGCGAAGCCTGTAATCATGACATCGTTCGTGAAGATTCTCCAGGACATCTGGGAGAATGACAGAGAGGCTGAGTACATAACTATTCTCAACAGTGCATCGTTGCTTATCGTTGATGACCTGGGAACAGAGAGAGAAACGGATTATGCACTGGAGAAAGTTTATAACATCATTGACAGCAGAGTAAGAGCCAATAAACCGATGATTATCACTTCCAACCTGGAATTAAATGACATGATGGAATGTGAGGACATCCGGAAGAAGAGGATATATGATCGGATCCTGGAGTGCTGCTATCCAATGTATGTAGGTGGTAAGTCTTTCCGGATGATGAAAGCTGCTCAGAGATTTGATGAAATGAAAGATTTTTTGGAGGAGTAGTGCATGGATAAGATGAAAGTGTCACAGAAGATTGCAGAACTGAGAGCTAGAAATGGTCTTACTGCAAAAGAGCTTGGTGACAAGATAGAAAAGAGTGAGACAACGATTCTGAACTATGAAGCTGGCAAGATTGATATTCCGTTATCTTCATTACTCGGTATTGCGGAAGCCCTTGAAGTAGAACCATCTGTCCTAGTCGGGGGCGAAGAAGACGAATTTGGAGCCGAGATCACGATCCGGGCATACAGAGAAGAAGACAGAAGGACACTTATTTCAATCCTGGGAATGAACGGGTACACAACCCGTCAGATCAAAGTTGCCAGGGAAGGAAAGAAGAGTAGCTGGTATTGTATCCAGGCGAAGATTGAAGATGGAAACTTAATGAGTCAGTAGGAGGCAGACATGCAAGTGAAGTTTACGATACTGGGAGAACCGAAGGGAAAAGGCAGACCGAGATTCAGCAGAAAGACCGGTACTGCAATTACTCCGAAGGACACAGTGAATTATGAAACGCTGGTGCATATGGAATATCTGGAGCAATGCAATGGATTCCGATTCGAGGATGATGCAATGCTGGATTTGAGAATAAAAGCATATTATTCCATTCCAAAGTCCGCAAGTAAGAAGAAAAAGGCTGCTATGCTGGCTGGAGAGATCAGACCGACCAAGAAGCCGGATATGGACAATGTTGTTAAAATTATAGCCGATTCACTGAACCAGGTAGCATACCGGGATGATACACAGATTGTAGATCAGCAGTGCCGGAAGTTTTATTCCGAGAACCCAAGAGTGGAAGTGAGCATTAAGAATGTTTAAACGAATAGGCAGGAAGGAGCAGAGAAATGAACAATTACGAAGAAATGAAGATTGAAAGTGATGTATTTACCACGGCCAGAGAGAATTTTGATTTGCTGATGCAGAGATTGTTCGCGAGCATGGAGAAGAACAACTCGGATGAAGGCAGCATCACTTTGAAAGTAGATTTGCAGATGAAGCAGGACTGGGTGCCAAATGGAGAGGGAGGTTCCGTAGAAGTTAATAAGCCAGTGATTAAGCACAAAGTAACGATTGCTGTTCCAGTTAAAGACTCTATGGACAGTAAGAAGGATACGGGTATGAATCTGGTATGGGATGAAGAACTGAACCGGTACGTGCTCAGATATATCAACGAAGGTGGTCAGCGAAGCGTGTTTGATCCGGACTACAAACAGAATCTGAAAGGCGAAGAGACAGAGCAGGATGAAAGCACAATGCTTCCTGGACCATCTAATGAGCTTCCAGATAATGGTGGAGTGATTGATGCTGACTACAAGGAAGTAGAAGAAGCCGAAGAGGACGAAAATCAACCAGATACAGCTACAGACGAAGAAATTACCACTGAAGAGGATGGAGAAGCTCCTGGAGGCAATCCGGAGTTCGCAGATAGCGTAGAAGATGATGATTATGAGTACGATGATCCAGAGGAGGAATAGCAATGGCTAAGTTTAATATCGAGGTGGAGTTGGACTGGATAGACGAGGAAACCGGATGCACCATTGATGAAGAAATTAAAGAGCAAGTTGTTAGCGGCGTTAAGGATGCACTTCTTAGAAAAGCAACAGATGAAGCAGTACAGAGAGTGGATAAGGCTATTGCAGATAAGATTCTCGAAGCAGAAGGAACGATTCAAGATACTGTAGACAAATTTGTCGAGACTGTATCGCAAGAAAAGATTGCGAATATCATGATGCCGACAAGAACAGGTTCATGGAGTAGTGATGTAAAATACATTCCATTGTCTGAATATGTTGGAAAGAGATTTGAAGCATTTTCTAAGGAAAAGAGGTATGACAAGCACGGGAACACTTCCACTTATTCAAGCGACCGAGAGTTGTCTATGGCTGAGTTACTCACATGGCAATATCTTGAAAAAGAACTTGGCACAAAAGTGGAAAAAATGATTGCCAATGCAAAGAAAGATGTAGAGGAAACGCTTGTGAAATCTCTTGAGCAAAAGCTGAAGGAGAATCTTGCAAAGGATACGATTGAAAGAATGAATATTCCAGAGGTTTTGAAAAGATTCAATGAAATGTGCCTGGAACAGAAGAATGATAATTAAAAAGGAGAGTTAAATGAAACAGAAGACACAGAATAATTTCTCGCAGTGCTCAAAGTGTGGCGCAAGAATCCTGTGGGTACAGATGAAATCCGGAAAGAAAATGCCTGTGAATCCTCAGTTTGTGAATTTCGTAGCTGATGGTGGTAAGGACAGAATTGTCCTTGCCAACGGAGAAGTAACATCCGGTACGATTACAACGGATCCTGGGAAAGCCAGCGGATTCGGTTATATGTCGCATTTTGCTACCTGTGAATACGCTCAGAGATTTAGGAGGAAAAAGAAGTGATTTGGAAGATAACAATCCTGTTATGGATAGCGTTTTTGATTGCAGTACGCATTGTCAGAGGTACAATGTCACGAGAAGAAAAGATTAGAGCTATGATGCTTGGAAAAGTGAGGATTACCCCGTTTAGAGTTTTGACATGTTTGCTGTTTTTTGCATCTTTGATTATGACGTTAGCAACAGCAATCTGGTTCCTGTTCTTTTATTTGAAATAAGCATAAAAATAGCCTCCCGATAACAATGAAGTCCGAGAAGCCAAAAACCTATAAAGATTGTACGAAAGGATTTTGAATTTGTCAATATCGGGAGGAGGAAATACATATGCAGGAAGAATCCGGGAAAATAACTGCAAAAGAGTATTTAGAGCAGGTGAAAGTAAAGGAAGCGGTAATCAAGAATTTAGAAAGAGACAGGACAAACTTGGTAGCTATGATGTATTCGATGGGTGGAGCTGGAAGCGGAGAGAGGGTTCAGTCATCCAAAGATCCAGATAAGCTTGGAACCCTGTACGGAAAGATCGATGAAAAAGAGAGAAAGATTGCAGACGAGATTGACAAGTTAATTGATTTCAGATTGAAAGTTTCCGGTGAGATAAATGAAATAGAAGATGAAAGATATGTGGAGCTTCTGCACAAGCGATACATTGAGCATGAATCATGGGACGCAATATCAATAGACATGCAGTATAACACAAAATATGTTATGAAACTGCATGGATGCGCTTTGCAGGAATTTCAAAGCAAATTTAACGATATGTTAGAATCATACTAAAAGATACCAAATGTGGATACCTTGAGACTATGAAGATACCTCTGTCTATGATAATCTATATGATGTGAAATAGACACAGACAGAACGTAAATGAAACGTGATGGAAAGTTTGTTTCACCCAGTCTTACCGGAGGCTGGAACGTACTCAAATTTCATCAAAGTGGCAGCTTGGGAAACCGGGCTGCCGAATGAAAAAGGGTACGATGCATATGAAGTAAATTGTATATTTGCAAAATCCTCTCTTTATGGGGGGCTGGCGTTAAGCTGGCTCCTTTTTTAATGCAGAGAAAGAAGGTGGAAGAATGAGTATGTTGGATGAAAAAAGAATTGAAACACTCACGATGAAGGTCAAGGACATCAAGACTGGATTCGGGAATCCGAGGAAGATCGGAAAGAAAGAAGCAGAGGAGCTGGAAGAATCGCTGGAGAAGTATGGCGATTTCGGGTTGTTCCTCATTGACGAGCATGATAATGTGATTGCCGGAAACCAGAGGTTATCTATCTTGCAGAGAAAAGATGGCGATATCGAAGTCTTGTGCAAGAGGCTAATCGGCTACACAAAGTCAGAGCTGAGAGCGATAAACATCAAGGACAATACCCACTCCGGTGAATGGGATTTGGAAGAGCTGGCAAAATGGACAGCAGATCTGAACATAGACCTTGGTGTGAAACTGGATAATAAAGACCAGATGCAAAAGAAGATTAAAGAAATGGAACTGATCCGGTTTGAGAAGTACGATTATGTTCTACTGGTATGCAGGAATGAGCTGGACTACAACGAACTACAAAGAAAGCTCGGCATCCAGGGAGCGAAAGTCAGCATGGGAAGGAACCGGACCATTAAAGGAAGAGCGATATGGTATGACCAGATTAAAGCACAGATTGTGGAAGGAGGTGCCGAGGATGGAGAGAGCAGCACAGAAGATATGGCTGGCGAGACCGGAAATACTGGGGAATGAGATGCAATACGTCCAGGACTCGTTTGAGAGTGGCTGGATCACGACAGCGTTTAAGGGAGATTCCTATATCGGGAGATTTGAGCAGTCGGTAAGAGAGTATCTTGGTGGAGGATATCCAGTAGCACTTCAGTCCGGAACGGCTGCAATTCACCTGGCATTGAGAATGTGTGGTGTCGGAAAAGGAGATTATGTATTCTGTTCAGACCTCACGTTTACGGCATCTGCAAACCCGATCAGATACCTGGGAGCAGAGCCGGTATTCATTGACTCTGATCCGGTGACGTACAATATGAATCCAGATGATCTGGAAATGGCTTTTGAATCCGGGCTGCATCCGAAAGCAGTGGTGGTCGTGCATGTGTACGGTATGCCGGCTGATATGAAGAGAATCCTGGATATTTGTAACAGGTATGAAGTTCCAGTCATCGAAGACAGCACTGAGTCGTTTGGCTCGGCAGTTTGTGGAAAGAAGACAGGAACGCTTGGAAGATTCGGCTGTATGAGCTTCAATGGAAATAAGATGATTACAGCCGGAGGAACAGGAGGTATGCTGATCTGTCAGAACGAAGAGGACGCTGAGAAGGCATCTTTCCTGGCATCACAAGCCAAAGAGCCTGTTCCGTGGTATGAGCATAAAGAGATCGGGTACAATTACCGGTTGGCAAATTCAAACGCTGCATTCGGCGTAGGACAGATGGAGCACATCGAAGAAAGAATTTCAAAGAAGATGTCTATTTATGACATCTACCAGAAGAGATTTGCAGAGTATGCGGACTGGTTCAAACTGTACCGTAATGTTTGGAATGGCAACGTTGGCAATTCCTGGCTGTCATGTATAGAGATTAATCCGGAGCTGAATAAGAAACCGGAATATCTCATGGAGAAGCTGAAGGAGTGCAATATAGAATCCAGAAGGATCTGGAAGCCGCTACACAGTCAGCCACTGTATGAGAACTGTCGGATGTTCTCCAGATGGTTCAGCGATTGCTGCATGTATATGTCAGACTACTGTTTCCTTACGGGCTTGTGCTTGCCGAGTGATACACGCATGACGCCGGAAGAAGTGAATTTCGTAGCTGATAGAGTGATAGAGATACTGGAGGTATAGCATGAAAGAAGAATTGAAAGGGAAGAAGTTTCTGATCACCGGAGGAACCGGGAGCTTTGGACATGCAGTGACAGATCGCCTGCTGAAAGAAGGAGCAGGCGAGATTGTTATATTCTCCAGGGATGAAAAGAAACAGTTTGATATGGCGAAAGAGTATGGGGAAGACGGCAGGATCCGCTTCGTGATCGGAGATGTGAGGGAATACCGAAGCATCCGGAAAGCAATGGCTGGGGTAGACTATGTTTTCCATGCGGCGGCTCTGAAGCAGGTTCCGACTTGTGAGTTTTACCCAGAAGAAGCAGTGAAGACGAATATCCTGGGAGGGACAAACGTCATTGATGCAGCGATTGAAGCCGGAGTCAAGAAAGTAATCGTTCTGAGTACAGATAAAGCAGCATACCCGATCAATGCAATGGGAATCACAAAAGCAATGATCGAAAGAATCTCGGTTGCGAAAGCAAAGGAGCAGAATGGGACGGTGATCTGCAGAACTAGATACGGTAACGTGATGGCTTCCAGGGGCTCTGTTATCCCACTTTTTGTAAAGCAGCTGGGAATGGGACAGAAGATTACAGTCACAGTGCCAGAAATGACCAGATTCATGATGACGCTGGAAGATGCAGTTGACCTGGTACTGTTTGCGTTTGAGAATGGAGAGTCTGGTGATCTGCTGGTTCAGAAAGCACCGGCAGCCACGATTGATACGCTTGCGAAAGCTATCTGTGAGATGAAAGGATTTGACCCGGAACAGCAGATTGAGATCATCGGGGAAAGACCAGGGGAAAAGATGAATGAAGTGCTTATCACAAAAGAAGAGATGGCAAATGCAGAGGAATATGAGCATTTCTACAGAATTTTGCCGGATAAGCACACATTACATTACCATGAATCGCCACAAAGCCATATAAAGAATATTACAGAGTCCTATTCGTCAGATAATACAGAACGATTGGATGTAGACGGAATGAAACGGTTGCTGAAGAAGCTGCCAATGTTCCAGTAGGAGGCGTACATGAAAGAGAAAACAGTGGGCGTATACTGTCCGAGCTATAGAAGATCAGATTGTATCATGACTCAGAATATCCTCAACGATGTAACGTATGTGGTGAGGGCTTCGGAAGAGGAAGCATACAGGAACGCTGGAGTCAGGAAGCTGATTTCAGCACCGGATGAGGAGATCAATACCATGTCGAAGGTGAGACAGTGGATTCTGGACAATTCGCCGGAAGATATCATCATCCAGGTTGACGATGATATTAAGCAGATCCTTTACCGGACGGATATCGTCATGGAAATTAAGGACCCGGATGTGATTGACATGGAATTTCTCCGTATAGCTCAGTTGCTCAGTGATTTGAAGCTGGGATACGCCACGATCACAGTTACGCCGAGACCATATCTGTACCAGGAAGAGTTCAAATTCAACAGCATGGGTGGAGGAATCTACTGGTACAACAAAGAATGTTACAAAGCAAAGAATGATGATAAGGCAGACTGCAAGGAAGATGTAGATAAAATCTTGCAGGAGCTTATGTATAACAGAATTATCCTCATGCCAAAGTATCTTGCCATGTATGTGAAGACAGATACGAATGAGGGTGGAGACAATATCAACAAGAACAGTAAAGTCATCCGGGAATGTAATGAGTACATGAAGCTGAAATGGGGCAAGTATTATACGTTCGATGACAAGAAGAATACTGTAACAATTAAAGTGCCGAGGTGAGAAGAGATGAAAGCAGTTGAAAGTTTGAACAAAAAAATGCACGATGTAATCAAGAAGTGTAGCGGAAAGCAGGTTATCCTGTACGGATACGGAAAGAGTGGTCTGTTCATGGAGTGGTTATGCAGCCATGTATATGGGAAGCAGTTTGCGCTTGTGATTGATGATAAGAAAGCGATTCCAGGAGCGAACATACACAGAAAGATTATTCTGGATTACGTAGATCCGGAAGAGACAGTGATTCTGGTTTCCTTCCGAAAAGAGCGAATGACGGAAAATGATATGTCACAAATGACGGCATACGGTTACGAAGAGGGTAAGAACCTGTTCTATCTGAAAGATATGATTATTCCGGACACCCTTGGACTCTACAGTTTCCTGGAGCATGAGTGCGGAACAGATTTCTTAAAGCGTGTGGATCAATCAGAGTTCGACTATGAAAGCCCGGACGCAACAGCATGTGGCGCAAGCAGAGAAAGAAGTCTATTGGATATGTGCCAGATGCCGGGAATTTTCAATGGTAAGGTCCTGGATTTTGGGTGTGGCAAGGGAGCCGCAATCGCTATTATGAAAATGGCAGGAATTAAAGAGGTGGACGGAGTAGAGCAGAGCCATATGCTGGCAGAGATCGCCAGGGACAATATGAAGAAGCTGGGAGAGGACATGGTAGCAATCTTCAATGAGGATGCTACAGAGTTCACAGATCTGCTGGACATGTATGACACGTTCTACCTGTACGATCCGTTCAGAGGAGAAACCTTCAAGAAGGTTATTAAGAATATCGAGGAGAGCGTCCGTAGGAAAGACAGGAAGGTAACGATTGTCTATGCAAACCCGTGGCTGCACCGGGAGGTGGAAGCCGGAGGCGTGTTCAAGCTGGTGAAGCAGATCAGCACGGAATTCTTCTTAAATATCGTGAATGTCTACGAAAATGAATAAAAAATGAAAATATCTGTTTGACTGCCTGCGAACATGCTTGCTACGATGACGATACGAAAAATATTCATACGAAAGGAAGTATCAAAAATGGGAAGACCACAGTTATACACCAAGAACGGGCATAGCATGTACGATATGGTAAGCTTGCTCCAGAAAGCAATCAGAAGAGGAGATGCAGAAGTTGCCGGATATGCAGCGAATGAGCTTAGAGGTCGGTACAACGCATACCTCTGGAGAAGATTGCTGGCAATATCAGCAGAAGACTGTTACGGAATCATGACAAAAGAAATTGAAGCCTTGCGACAAGCAGACGATGTTTACAACCAGAAGAGAAAAGGTTATGAACGAGAGCCACTGTTTATTAGCAAGGCTATTACTTTGCTCTTATATGCAAGAAAGAACAGAGATGCTGATTACTTCAGCTGTAACTGTATGCAGAGTGAAAGAGTAAAGAATTTTGATGAATACCTCAGAATTGAAGATTGTGAATTCTCCGGGATGCCAGGATACGCATATGATTGTCATACGCTGGAAGGGAAAAGAAGGGGAAAGACAGTAGCAGACTTCATCGTAGAAGAGCAGAAAGATCTGAAGCCATATCAGCCGGGAATGTTCGATGAAGAATCCTGGGATAGATTCCTGGGAGCCAATAGCAGAGGCGGTTGGGATAATACGGATAAGAAATATCCGCAGCCAACGGAAGCACAGCTGAAGGAGCTGGAAAGCGAAGATTTTCAAGATGGAGCACCGGTGAGGTATGAACAGATAGATCTGTTTGGAGGAAGCAAGTGGTAACGAAAACGGATATTGTAAAAGGACTGGTAAAACAGAAGAGTTACCGGAAAGCGTTAGCGATTGCGAAGAAGTTCGTCATTGGAATAGACAAGGAAGAGCATGACGCAATGGTAAGGGCGCACGAATGCATGAGCAGCCCCAGATTTTATGAGCAGTTGGGTATTGATACCGGACAGGCGATAGCTGATGGAGTGGAAGTGCTGGAGAGATTATACGGGTGAAACCCGGAGGGTAACAGAATAAACATGAGAGAGCAGTGATTTCGTCAAGAGATACACTGCTTTTTTCATGCAGAAGAGAGGTGGTTTGGTGGCAAATGAGCAGAACCTCATTCCTCTTGGATCTGGGAAGCGAAGTGAGAAGGAAGAAAGAGAAATGCGTTCCCGTGGTGGTAAGAAGTCCGGAGAGACGAGGCGTAAGAAAACAGCCATGAAAAAGGTGGCAAATTTACTGCTCAACATGCCTGTATCGGAAGAGGCTTATCCGACAATTATCAATACATTGCAGAAGATGGGCTTTGAAGATGACATGATAACCAACCAGACAGCAATGCTTGTAAGTATGTGGAGAGAAGCTATGGATGGAAATGTCAGAGCTGCTGAGTTCATGCGAGACACCGCCGGACAGAAGCAAGAAAACATCCAGGCTCAGAAAGAGTTCGAGTATAAGAAAGAACGAGATGCAGGTATCAGCCAGGAGAGCGAGGATTTGGATGATATAGAGGAAGAGATTTATGGCAAAGCAAACGAAAGTCAAGAAAGTAAAGAAGAAGGATCTGAAGCGGAAGAAGACGATAATGTTTAATTTCGGAGAGGGGCATAAGGAATATATCAGAAGATGCCGGTTCTGTACGTTCAACATCCTGGAAGGAGCAGTACGTTCCGGAAAGACTGTTGATAATGTCTTTGCATTCGCACAGGAGCTGAAGACAACGCCGGATAAAATACATCTGGCAACCGGCTCTACGATGGGTAATGCTAAGCTGAATATCGGAGATGCTAACGGATTCGGTCTGGAATGGATTTTCAGAGGTCAGTGCCACTGGGGCAAGTACAAGGACATGGAAGCGTTGATTATCAATGGACCATATACGAACTTTAAACAGAAAGTAGTGATCTTTGCCGGGGCTTCATCATCGGACAGCTTCAAGAAGATACGTGGTAACTCTTATGGCATGTGGATTGCGACTGAGATCAATCTGCATCACGACACAGCAATCAAAGAGGCGTTCAACAGACAGCTTGCAGCTAAGAACCGTAAGATATTCTGGGACATGAACCCGGAGCATCCGAAAGCACCGATCTATGAAAACTATCTTGATGTGTACGACCAGAAAGCGAAGGACGGGACTTTGAAGGGTGGATACAACTATGCACACTTTACGATCTTTGAGAATGTGAATATCACGAAGGAACGTCTGGAAGAGATTGTCAGTCAGTATGACGAAAACAGCATCTGGTACGTCCGGGATATTCTGGGGAAGAGAAGTATTGCAGAAGGTCTGGTGTATACTCAGTTCGCTTCACTGGCGGCTATGGCTAACAATCCAATGAAGATTACGGTAGCACAGGCACAGGAAATGATTAAGAGGAACGAGCTGCAAGGAATTACGATTGGAGTTGACTTTGGAGGCAATGGATCCGGTCATTCGTTTGTTGCATCAGCACCGACTGTTGGATATGGAAAACTGGTAGCACTGGTGTCGGAACTGCACAAAGAAGAGCTTGATCCGGATTCTCTTGGTCAAGTCTTCCTTGCCTTTGTAAAGAAGGTTATCAAGTTGTTTGGTGGTGTAAGTAAGGTCTACTGTGATTCAGCTGAGCAGGTGCTTATCAGAGGACTCAGAACGGCTATGGCAAGAGCAGCAATGGGGGATATCAAGGTTGGCAATGCCAGAAAAGACAGGATTAACGACCGGATATTCTGCTTCACGTCCCTGGTTGCACAGGGGAGATTCGCATATACAGAGCTGTGCGATACTCTGGAAGACGCACTCAGCATGGCAGTGTGGAGACCGAATACAGTTGAGCTGGAACGATTGGATGACGGCACATCCGACATAGACACTCTGGATGGCTTTGAATACAGCTATGAAAGAGATATCAGAAACTACATAAAGACACAGGCAGGGTAGGTGAATACATTGAAATTCAGCATTAAAAATTTTATCAGAAAGTGGGTGGGAAAGTTGTTTCCTAGAAACAGTATAGAGAAAGAAATGAAAGTCCAAATAGCTGTATCTGGTTCGATGGATAACGCTATACAGCTGTGGAAGGACATGTATGAGAATCATCCACCCTGGATAGGTGAAGAAGGGACTCTATGCACGAATATACCGGCAACCATTGCAGAAGAAATGGCACGGCTTGTGCTTACGGAGTTTGAACTGAATGTAACTGGTAGTCCGATGGCAGACTTCATTAACGATCAGCTGAAGAGAGAACTGTCTGATCTGGATATCCAGGTTGAGAGGTACTGTGCCGAAGGAGGTATTGTGCTGAAACCCTACGTCTCAGTAGGCATGGACGGGCAGCCAAACAAGATAGAGATAGATTTCGTAGAAGCAGACAAGTTTTACCCGACTGCATTCACCAGCAAGGGCGAGATCATGTCTGCTATTTTCTTACAGCATAAGAGGATGGGCGAATATCTGTATACCAGGCTTGAATACCATGAGTTCTCAGGAAACAGTGTAACGATTGTCAACAAGGCTTACAGATCGGAGAAGATAGCATCGTACACTGATGACGAAGAACCAACCATCAACCAACCATTTGATGAAGAAGTATCACTCTCTGAGGTCGATGAATGGGCTGGACTCTCAGAAGAGCCGGTAACGATCAATAACATAGAGAAGCCTCTGTTTGTTTATATCAAGGTTGCCAAGAGCAACAACATAGATAGAAGCTCGCCTCTAGGAGTATCCATTTACTCTAAAGCTATTGAGCTGATACATGAAGCTGACCGGATGATGGGGCAGATTGTGTGGGAATACGATGCCAAGGAAGCGGCAGTGCATGTTTCAGAAGAATATCTGAAAGCGGATAAGCACGGCAAGCCAGTTCTCCCAGAAGGAAAGGAAAAGCTCTACCGGGCATTTGATGAAGGATCTGGTGGAAACAAACTGTTTGATGTGTACAGCCCTGATATCAGAGACACGCCGATGTTCAACGGACTCAACAAGATTCTAAAGAGGATTGAGTGGACTGTTGGATTTGCTTATGGTACGATCTCCGACCCAGATGAACTGGAGAAAACAGCAGAGGAAATCAAATCTTCCAAGCAACGATCATACAGAACCGCAAGCAGATTACAGGGCGCATGGCAGAAAGGACTTGAGCATCTGGTAGATTCCATGATCGTGCTTATCAACCTGTACAGAATGACTCCTTATGGTTCAGTCAATGTGAACTGTTCCTGGGGAGATAGTGTGCTGGAAGATACTGACAAAGAGTATCAGCGGAGATGGGCTATGGTTGTTGCCGGGAAACTGAAGCTGGAGAAGTTCATTGCCTGGTACTTTGGATGTACAGAGGAAGAGGCTGCGGATTATATACCAGATATGCAGGGAGATGACTTTCCAGAAGAAGAGTAGGAGGTATGAACCATGTTGACACCAGAATATCTTGCATCGTTCTCCAGTGGATATCTGGGTATGGTTGACAATCTCAATGAGCAGATAGTCCGAGACATAGCCAGGAGAATGATAAAGACTGGCAAGGTTACGGATACTGCTAAGTGGCAGATAAAACAGGCACAGGAATCCGGGAAGCTCCTGGATGATATTGTAGCAGAAGTTGGGAGATTCACTGGATACTCAGACAAGCATGTCAAAGAGTTGTTCAAAGAAGCCGCAGTAACCGGGATAAGGAATGATGCAAAACCACTGATAGACGCTGGCATAATAAACGACGCCAAGCTATCAAAGAATATGTCTGATTTGCTTCTGGCAAACGCAAAGAAGACGTCCGGGGACATTAACAACCTTACGATGACAACGGCGGTAAAGAGCCAACAGCTATATATGCAGTCATTGAATGAAGCATTGCTCAAGATTCAGAGTGGTGCTTTTTCTTATCAAGAAGCTCTAAGGTACGCAATCAGAAAAGCAGCACAAGCCGGGGGAATGGTGTTGTACGACTCCGGAGCACAGATGTCACTTGATGCGGCGTTGCGAATGGCGCTACTGACAGGACTCAACCAGACGGTTGCCACGCTTACAGAGATGTATGCGGACGATATGGGCGTTGAGTATTATGAGACAACCGCACACCCTGGAGCAAGACTGGAGCATACTTACTGGCAAGGACAGGTCTTCAAGATTCATGGAGAAGGTGACGGATACCGGAATTTCTATGATGCGACAGGCTACGGAACAGTTACCGGGCTATGTGGAGCGAACTGTAGGCACAGCTTTTATCCTTACTGGCCGGGGATATCCAAACCGGCATATACGAAAGAAATGCTGGATGATTATTCTGTAGCAAAGTACAGCTATGACGGCAATATGCTTACGGAGTATGAATGTAGCCAAATCCAGAGAAGATTTGAACGAGCTATCCGGGAGAGCAAGAGAATCCTTTGTGGATATGATTCTGCCATACAATATGCTGAGGACTCAGAAACGGAACAATACTTGAAGAGTGAGTTTCAGAAAGAGTCGGTTAAGCTGAAAAAAAGAGAGAAGAAATTGAAAAATTTCTGCTCTGAGACAGGACGATCTGTTGATACTGCACGGACACAGGTTTATGCAGTGAAGGATCAAAATGGAAACATAGTGAATTATGGACGTTCCACCAGTATGAAAGCTGTGTGGGCTAATAGAAAAGCAAAGAAGTAGGAGGTACAAATCTATGAAGAAATTATTTATTTCACAGCCAATGAAAGGAAAATCTGATGAAGATATCCTTACAGAACGTAAGAAAGCAATCAAGAGTGCAGAGGAGAAGATCGGAGAACCGGTAGAGGTTATTGATTCTTTCTTCCAGGAAGCTCCGGTGGATGCAAAGCCACTCTGGTTCCTTGGAAAATCCCTGGAACTTCTGGCTGGTGCTGACATTGCCTACTTTGCGAAAGGCTGGCAGGATGCCAGAGGGTGCAAAATCGAGAATACATGCGCCATTGAGTATGGCATCCCGGTCGTTGAAGATTACACAGCAGATTAGAAAGGCGGTGATCCTGCTATCTCCCTTCCTTGAGGGTTAGAAAGGAACGCTTTATTTGGCTTTTATGCCAGTAAGCACATATTTCTCCACATAAGCATCTACAAGCTCTCCAAAGAGCTGTCAGAAGCTCACAATGTGGTAATTACGAATTAACAGACTGTATCGAAGAGGTCTGTTTTTATTTTGCCCTGTGATATGGCATATAAACTGTCTCCTTCTCTTGCGTGCGGAGATATAAATGCACGATAGCAGTGCCGGAGTGAACCGGAATCTAAACGAAATCAGCGAAAAGAAGAAAGGAAGGTAAGTAAAAATGGCTTACGAATTTTTAAAGAAACTTTTTGGCACACAGAAGGACGGAGAAGAGCCTAAGGCTATGACCTATGCAGAGCTGGAGGCTGCGATTGATGCAGATAAGAAGATCCAGGTGGTAGATGTGAAAGCCGGGGGCTATGTCTCGAAGGAAAAACTGGATGCCAAGATCACAGAGCTGGACGGTGTAAGACAGCAGCTCACAGATGCCAATGCAGAGATCAAATCCTATAAAGAGATGGATATTGATGGCATCAAAAAGTCTGCAAAAGACTGGGAAGACAAGTACAACCATGATACCCAGGAGCTTAATGACAAGCTGGCGAAACAGGAAAGAGATCACCAGATGGACAGATATCTGGATACTGTCGGACTGAAGCCAGGGGCTATGTACCGTGATTATGTCAGAAGAGCTTTCGAGGCGAAAGAACTGAAGCTTGAAAACGGAAAGTTTATCGGTGCGGATGACGTGATGAAAGAACTGAAGGAGAGTCCGGATTACAAAGAAGCATTCGTTGTGGATACACCGGATGACGAACCGGATACACCGGATGTTCCGGATGTACCAGGAAATCCACCGGCACCGAATATGCCGTACTTCTCAGCAGGAACCAAATCACAGACAGAAGAACCGAAAGGTAGCATGTTCGACTTCGGATTTTCTGGAGTAAGAAAAAGAGATTAACAGGAGGTAACTTAACATGGCGAAACCACTCAATTACGCAACACAATATCAGAGATCTTTGGAGCAGGCATTTCCGTATGCATTATACTACGGAGCACTCTACAATACTCCAAATAACGGAAGATTCAAATGGCTCAACGGAAAGACCATTGAGATTCCGAGTATTTCCGTAACAGGTCGTGTGGACTCTACAAGAGATACCATTGCCACGGCTGCAAGAAACTATGACAACAGCTGGACTCCACTGACACTGGAGAACGAAAGAAAATGGTCTACACTGGTTCACCCAGCAGATGTGCAGGAAACAAACCATGTAGCAACAATCACGAACATTACCAGAGTGTTCAACGAAGAGCAGAAGTTCCCGGAGATGGATGCATACACCATTTCCAAGATTTATGCAGACTGGACGGCGGCAGGAGAAACTGCTGATACAACAGTTCTTGCAGCAGAGAATATTCTGGATGTATATGACAAGATGCTGGAAGAGATGTCAGAAGGTCGAGTTCCGAAGATGGGACTGATTCTGTATGTGAATCCGGCAACCAACACACTGATTAAGCATGCCCAGGGTATTTACAGAACGCTGGATGTTGGAAGACAGAACAACCTGTCAAGAGCGATTAAGTCACTGGATGAAGTTCAGATTGAGGAAGTCCCATCTGAACTGATGAAGACTCTGTATGACTTCACACAGGGTTGGAAAGTAGCTGGAAGTGCTAAACAGATCAACATGATGCTGATTAACCCACTTGCAGTAATCACACCGGTATCTTATGAGTTCTCTAAACTCGATCCACCATCTGCTCTCTCAGAAGGTAAGTATGTTTACTACGAAGAGTCACATGAGGATGTATTCGTTCTGAAGAACAAGAAGAAAGCTATCCGCATGTCTGTGGAGGCGTAGGAAGAAATAAGCCCTGCCAGGTTATCACTGGTGGGGCATAGCAAGAAAGGAGAATCGCTATGAGTTATGTAGCTCAGAAGAAAAACCGTATTATCAGAATCCCAGAAGAAAAGGCTGAAGAGTATGCGAAGATGGGATATGAGATTACTAATGAAGATGGGGAAGTTGTAGCTGATGCTGCAATCGAAACCATTGAAAGAGCGAAGGAAGAAATAACCAGACTCACAAAAGAACTTGGTAAAGCAGGAACAGAGAACGAAGAGCTGAAAGCCAAACTGACGGAGGCTACTCTGTATGCGGAGGATGCCGATAAAAAGATTGCAGACCTCCAGAAAGAGAACGAAGAGCTGAAAGCCAAACTGACGGAGGCTACTCTGTATGCGGAGGATGCCGATAAAAAGATTGCAGACCTCCAGAAAGAGAACGAAGAGCTGAAAGCGGCAATCCAGGCACAGGCTACAATGGGATCAGTTGCACCGGTTTCTGAAGATTCCGGGAAGAAAAAGACAACCAAGACTCCAAAACAGTCAGAGTAGGAGGTAGCTTATGTATTTAGCAACGAAAGGTGGGAGTTCCTGCCGGATTCCCAAAAGAAAGGCAGGATACTACAAAAGCATGGGCTACTCCCTGGAGAACCTGGATGAAGAAGTCGGAGCGAGCACAAGTCCTGCAAAAGAAAAGAAGACCGGTAAAAAAGAATCAGCTTCGCAAGAGGACGTAAATCCGACAAATAACTGATTTATCTTTCGGTAGCTTACCATTTTACCAGAAGGGAGTGTTTGGATGAACCAGGAGGCTATAACGAGTCCATATGTGGACTTTACGTACTACAAGGAAGAGTATGGCGGTGTCCACATCAAAACCGAGAAAGATTTCAGACGAGCTGAGAAGTTTGCTGAAGCTTTTGTGAATCAGATTACGTTTGGACGGATACCGAAACTGCCAATGCTCACGGATTCGATCAGAGATGCAATCTGTAGTGCTGCTGATTCCATTGCGATACAGAGAGAGAAGAACGAAGCTGTTGTAAAGTCAGAATCTAACGATGGATATTCTGTCAGCTATGCAGATGCCGGAAGTTATTCGGCTGTACGCAGTGAGATGTACAGAACGGTTAGGACATACCTGGCAAACACCGGACTGCTGTATAGAGGGTGGGTGAAAGAGTATGACGATAAACAGTGATGTGACGATCTTCAATCTCAGAATCGGAGCAGACCGAAGAGAAAAGTTCTATGCAACAAGAATCTTGGGAGTTTCCTGGTATGGAAGCAAAGGACAGGTAGTGTCGGATACAGTCCGGAAGGGCACAGCACAGTGCGTGATCCGGATTCCATACACAGCAATCGTAGAAGGTGGAAAGCAATATATAAGCGAAGAAGAGTATAAGAAGCTGTCGGATGAAGATGCAGAAAGGTACTGGACTATCCAGAGGAACGCTTATATTGTGCGTGGACAGCTTGAAGTTGCTGACCAATGGGTATTCGACACGTTCAGTTTTCAGCATGGAGTTATCTTGAAGGAAACAATAGAAGACCTTGCAAAGCTGAGACAGCATGATGAAGATTTTGTGACGATCACAGAATATGCAGACAACACGTTCAGAGGAACTGACCGGACAAAGCACTGGAGGGTAGGAGGTGCATAATGCCACTGAAGATGATTACAACACCAAGAGGCTCAATCGTTACTACCAAGAATGGAAAAGCGGAGCTGACATGGAACTCAGACTTTGCGGCAAGAAGAAATGCTCAATTTACCAAGAAGCAAATGTTCATAGACTCAGAGGTACTGAGACGATGTAGTCCGAGAGTCCCGATCAAAACAGGTATGCTGGAGAAATCTGGTAAGCTGGGAACGAGCATCGGCAGTGGCGAAGTGAATTATATAGCCAAGTATGCTGCTGTACAGTATTATGCAACGTCTGACACCAGACCGTATGATGCGAACCGTGGAGCGCATTGGTTTGAGAGAATGAAAGTGGCTGAAAAAGAAGATATTTTGCGTGGAGCGGATAAAATCTAGGAGGTCGCATGGCAACGAAAAGTATTATACAGGGCGTATCAGATTATTTTCTGAACTGCCCGTTACTGAAAGACGGTGTATTCCGGGTAGATGCCCTGGGAACAGAGCCGGTGGAATATACCATAGAAACGGGGATATCTGACCCGATTATTGAAAGATATGTGGACGGCAGTTCTGAGCGACAGTTTCAGTTTCAGTTCGGATCCAGAGAATTTTACAGCATGGATCGGCTTCAGAATATTGACAACAGCACATTTTATGAAGAGCTTGCCGAGTGGGTGGAAGAGCAGAGCCTTATCGGTAACCTTCCGGAGCTTCCAGAAGGAATGAGTGCTGAGGAGATAGAAGTACTTTCGCCGGGACATATCTATGATGGAGCTATGAAGAATGCAAGGTATCAGATTTCCTTGCGATTATTGTATTTTAAGGAGGCATGAAACAATGGCAGAGAATACCAACAGCAAAAGAGATGTGGTGCAGAGGCACCAGTTTGCGGACTTTCTGAATATTGGAACGTCTGAGAAAGCAAAGTGGGTGCTGATGGGAGTTGGATTCACAACTCTGGATGAAACATTCGGTGCAGAGAGTGAATCTGAGAAGTATGTAAGCGAAGCATCTTCGTCTTCATCTGTCGTGTCTTACACATCGGTATTTCCGTTTGAAGCACGACTTATCAAGGACCAGGATGCAGTCAACGCACTGTACCATGTCGGCAGAAACCATTTGACAGGAAGCGATGCAGAGTTTGAATACTGCCGTGTAGAACTCTGGGATCAGAAGATGAGTGCTTCTGCACCAGTTGAAAACACATTTGCAGCCAGAAAGTTCTTGGTATCCGCAGAGCTGAGCGGAGTATCCGGAGAAAAGAAACAGAGCATGAGTGGAAACCTCAATGCAATAGGAGATCCGGTTGACGGATATTTCAACACAAAGACACAGACATTTGAAGAAGCTACGGCTTAGAATTTGGAGGTAAAGTAATATGAGCATGTTAAAGATTTGTGGACAGGAATTAGAATTAGATCTGTTCGATGCAGACACGATGGAAATATACGAGAAGTCTCTTGACAAGGTAGTGGAAAGATCAAAGGAAGCTAAGAAACATACGGAGTTGTCAAATGCAGAAGGCATTCGGGAAACGTGCGGAATCGTGAAAGACTTCTTCGATGAAGTATTTGGAGAAGGGACATCCGAAAAGCTGTTCAAGGGCAAGGATAATCTGTTGGTTTGCATGGATGCATTTGGAATTGTTTCTTCTGAGGCTAACAAGATGAAAGGTCAGGCTACTGCACTTACTAACAAGTACAATATGAACCGGGCTCAGAGAAGACAGGATGATAAGAAAAATAAGCATGGCAAGAACAGAGCAACAGTGACACAGATCGGCAATGCGGATGGTCGTGATAATTCATGAACCACGACTGCAACATGCTTATAGACTATCTTCCGGAAACAGTAGAAATTGAAGGTGTGGAGTATGAGATAGAATCAAATTTCCGCACCTTTATTTTGTTTGAAATGCTGATGCAGGATTCGGAGCTTTCGGATTCGGAAAAAGCAATGCAAGGACTGAAACTGGCTTATCCAGTTATTCCGGATAATCTGGAAGCGGCGGTAGATGAACTGCTGTGGTTCTACGCCTGTGGCAAGAGGTGGAGAGAGAAGAGAGCTGGTTCAGTAGAAGGAGCTTCAGAAGTTCAGAGGATCTATTCTTTTGAGCATGACGATGACTATATCTACTCAGCATTTCTGACCCAATACCACATTGACCTGCAGGATATTAAGTATCTGCATTGGTGGAAGTTCAAGGCCTTGCTGAGAACACTATCCTCTGACTTGGAGTTCTGTAAAATTATGGAATACCGGAGTGTGGATATCAATGCGAATATGACAAAAGAGCAGAGAGATTTCTACCGCAGGAAGAAAGAGCTGTATGCTCTTCCGTTACCTGCTGACGAGGAAGAAAAAGTGGATGCAATAGCAGAAGCCCTTATGAATGGTGGGGACCTTACGGGACTGCTGTAGGAGGTGACTGGCTATTGAAGATGTAAAGAAGAAAATGATACGGGTAGAGTGCCCGTTGTGTAAATATAAAATGCCGTTGTTTTTTGAAGAGACAGCGGAGTGTTCGGGTGTGATGGTATCCTGCAAAGGAAGAAACTGCCATGCTCGTTTTGAATTAAAGATTAAAGACGGAAAACAGATCAAGTAGTGCCATTACGAGCCGATGATTGAGCCGAAGAATTGAGGTGAGAGCATGGGCTATGATGGTACGCTGAAGTTTGATACCAGCATAGATAGTTCCGGATTCCAAGCCGGACTGAGTAAATTATCTGGACTCGCAAGTAGCGCAATCAAAGCTACTACAGCAGTCATCGGAGGTGCTGCATCAGCAGTTGCTGGTATTGGTGCGGCTGCAATCAAGGTCGGTTCTGACTTTGAAGCTGGAATGAGTAAGGTTCAATCCATTTCCGGGGCTTCTGCTACAGAAATTCAGCAACTGGCAGAAAAAGCAAAAGAGATGGGAGCCAAGACGAAGTTCTCAGCTACCGAAAGTGCTGAAGCGTTCCAGTATATGGCAATGGCTGGCTGGAAGACCGGAGATATGCTGACCAGTATCGAGGGTATCATGAACCTGGCTGCGGCATCTGGAGAAGACCTGGCAACTACCAGTGATATTGTCACCGATGCTATGACCGCCTTTGGATTGGCGGCTGACGGGACAACAACGATCATAAAAGACGGATACACGAAAGAGGTATCCAATGCCACACACTTTGCAGACGTACTTGCAAAGGCAGCATCCAATTCCAACACGAACGTAGGAATGATGGGTGAGACGTTTAAGTATGTGGCACCTGTGGCTGGAGCTTTGGGATTCAGCGTTGAAGACTGTGCTACAGCAATCGGCTTGATGGCAAACTCCGGTATCAAAGCAAGCCAGGCTGGTACGTCTCTGAGGTCTATCTTTAGCCGAATGGCTAAGCCGACCGATGAAGTAAAGGCAGCTATGGATCAGCTTGGAGTATCTCTGACGAACAGTGATGGCTCCATGAAGTCTCTGAAAGAGGTTATGAAAGACCTTCGTTCCGGATTTGCCGGACTGACAGAGGCACAGAAAGCACAGATGGCATCAGCTCTTGGTGGACAGGAAGCCATGAGTGGATTGCTTGCCATTGTAAATGCATCAGATGAAGACTACCAGAAGTTGGAGGATTCTATCTACGATGCGGACGGTGCAGCTAAAGAAATGGCTGACACCATGAACGATAACCTGCAGGGAGCTATCACGCTCTGTAAGAGTGCATTAGAGTCTGTAGGTATCGCCCTGTATGAAGAAGTACAGGAACCAATGAAAGAGACTGTCAAAGTCATAACCAGCATGGTTGAGGAAATGAACGAAGCCATGGCTGAAAATGGATTTGACGGTCTGATTGAAGCGTTAGGAAATTCTATCGCTGAGTTGGCAAAGATGGCTGTAGATGCCGCACCGACACTGATCGGAGTAGCGGAAGATCTGGTAGGCACATTTATAAATGCCATCATGGAGCACCAGGAAGAATTTGCCGAAGCAGGAGCAACTTTAGTTGCTGAACTTGTAAAAGCAATCATGAATGTAGCCGGTGACATGTGGTCTGCCGGTATTTATTTGTTTACGGAATTTCTACAGGCTCTGAGTGACCACTCTGAGGAAATCGGTCAGTCATTTGGAGAAATGCTTGGCAAAATTGGCGAGGCGGCGCAGGAAAATACACCGCTTATCATCCAGGCTGCAAAAGATTTCGTAGCTGGATTTTGTGAAGGACTGAGCGAAGAGTTACCTGGCGTGTCTTCACTGATCGAAGGATTCCTTAACGGATTCGTAGATTCGGCAAGCACTATAATCCAGGGAATTGTAGATGTGATTTCCGGACTGTTCAGCGTGATTGACGGGGCAGATCCGAACACACTGGAAGCTGTTGGCTATGCAATCGGAGTGATTGCTGGCTCTATCGCAGCTTTAAACGTTGCTCAAAGTGTTATTCAGCCTTTAAGCACACTATTCTCCATACTGAAGACATTAAAGGGCGGAATTAGCGGAATTTCCGGAGTTATCGGAAAAGTTGTAGAAGGATTCGCACTCTGGAGTGGTGGAGCCGGTTCACTCATGGAAGTCCTGGAGCTGGAGTTCCCTAAGATTGCCGGTATCT